CGAACTACGTAGTGTTTTTCAATGAGCATGCTTATAACCATAACGAATAATAGCAGGAGGATTTAAATCATGGCTATATCAAGACAACAACTAGCTAAAGAGCTAGAGCCAGGTCTGAATGCATTATTCGGACTTGAGTACCAAAACTATGAAAATCAGCATGCAGATATTTTCGACATCGAAAACTCTGATAGAGCTTTTGAAGAAGAAGTAATGCTTTCTGGTTTCGCAAACGCTGCCGTTAAGTCAGAAGGTGCTGCGGTTACTTTTGATAACGCAAACGAAACTTTCACGTCTCGTTACACTCACGAGACAGTTGCTCTCGCTTTCGCAATTACTGAGGAAGCAGTTGAGGATAACTTGTATGATAGTATCGCTAAACGTTATACAAAAGCACTAGCAAGATCTATGGCTAACACAAAGCAGATCAAAGCAGCCAACGTGTTAAACAATGGCTTCAGCAGTTCATTCCCAGGCGGAGATGGTAAGGAGCTTTTTGCTACTGACCACCCTACTGTATCAGCAGGATCTCTTGCGAATGAGCTAGCAACATCAGCTGACTTAAGTGAAACTTCACTTGAGCAAGCGATGATTGACATTGCTGCCTTCAAAGATGAAAGAGGCTTAAAAATTGCTGCAAGAGGATTGAAATTAATCATTCCTTCTGAGCTACAATTTACAGCTGAAAGAATCATGAAGTCACCAGCAAGAGTTGGCACTTCAGACAATGACTTGAATGCATTAGCATCTAAAGGAATGATCCCACAAGGATATGTGGTAAACAACTTCCTAACAGATACAGATGCTTTCTTCATTAAAACTGATGTTCCTAACGGAATGAAGATGTTTAACAGAGCAGGAATTAAAACTGCTATGGAAGGCGACTTTGACACTGGTAACATGAGATACAAAGCTAGAGAGAGATACAGCTTCGGCTTCTCCGACTGGCGTGGTATGTACGGTTCACCGGGCGCATAAGCGTTATAAACAAACACTTTAAAAGGGCGGCTTAAGGCCGCCCTTTTTATTTGCAAACATCATATTAAAAGCGTATATTCAAGATACTGCATAACTATTAATAGTCAGTGTGGACTCATGCAGTAGACAATGTCTCAGACTATGCTGGCGGAAATGGAGACCAATATGGCAAATTCAACTTTTTCAGGTCCATTAAGATCTGAGAGCACAGTTAAAACTGTTAGTAAGAACTCCTCTACTGGAGTAATTACTGAAATTATAACTATGGGTGATGCACCTGTAGCACTAGGAGATGAAGACAAAACTCTTGATGCTGCAACACACAGTGGTAGAACACTTGTAGTTCCTGCACTTGGCGGCAATAGAACCATAACTTTACCAGCACCAGTCGCTGGACAATGTTATAAACTTATCTATGGCGGCGCAGCAGAAGAAGCAGAAAATCTAATTATATTAACACCGGGAAATACTAATTTCTTTATCGGTGGTGTAGTTCACTTAGATTCTAATGCTGATAACGTATCTGTTTATTCCAATGGAAGCTCTAACTCTAGCTTAACTCTTACAGACTTTGGTTTGTTTGAAATTAATATTTTAGCTAAAGATAGTACAAATTACTATATTTGGGGTTACCAAGAAGGTGCAGACGTACCTGCATTTGCAGACCAATAATAACTAATGTGGGCCTTCGGGCCCACACGTTCTTGATTAAGGAGGGAACATGGCAGACACAGTAACAGGACCTACAATCCTACAGGAAAACGACAAACGGGTTACAATTAAAATAGTTAACCAATCTGATGGCACTGGCGCTACAACCGTATTTGGTGATGTATCGGCTTTACAAGCAGATGATGATGGTAACTCAGTAGCACACTTATCATTACAAAGAGTATGGTGGTCATGCGCTAATGGCGATGGCGGCGATGCTTTTGCACGTTTAGATGAAGAAGATTCAGATGGAGATATTCCAATTATAACTTTAATAGACTCAGGTTACTGGGACTTTAGAGAGTTTGGTGGCATACCAGCTGATAAATCATCTAACAGTAATCAGAGTGATGTTAACTTTGTTGTGCCTGGTGCAGCGGATTCTGGTAATACATATACTTGCATAGCAGAGTTTAAAAAAATTTATTAAGGGGTAGCTAATGTCTAATACTACTTCAGGAACAGCAACGTTCGATAAAACATTTGTTATTGATGATATAGTTGAAGAGGCCTATCAAAGAATAGGTGTTGATCAACTAGACGGTTATCAAATTAAATCTGCACGACGTTCTTTAAATATTATGTTTCAAGAATGGGGTAATAGAGGGCTTCATCATTGGGAGATAGATGAAACTAATATTGATTTAATAGAAAATCAAAGCGAATATGTTTTTTTCAGAGCTAGCACCGATGGTACTAGTGCAACCACCACACCAACAAATGGTATTTATGGCATCGATGATATACTCGAAGCCACCTACAGATCTAATAGAACACAAAGCACACAACAAGATGTGGCTATGACAAAAATAAATAGATCAACTTATTCTGGTATTGCTAATAAACTACAAACTGGACAACCGACGCAGTATTATGTGCAAAGATTAATTGATCGTGTAAAGGTTTTTGTTTACCCAGCACCTGACAGCACAGCTGCTGGTAGAGATATGCATTTATATTTTGTAAAAAGAATACAAGATGCAGGTGATTACACAAATGCAACTGATGTTCCTTATCGTTTTGTACCTTGTATGGTTTCTGGATTAGCTTTTTATCTTGCACAAAAATCAAAACCAGAACTAGTGCAACAAATGAAACTTTTATATGAGGACGAACTTAACCGTGCGTTAACAGAAGATGGTTCTTCTACAAGTACGTACATAACACCACAGGCTTATTATCCAAATGTCTAATTACGCAACAGGTAAAAAAGCAAAAGCAATTTCTGATAGAAGTGGTATGGCATTTCCATATACAGAAATGAGAAAAGAGTGGAATGGTTCTTTTGTACATAAATCAGAGTTTGAAACAAAACACCCACAAATAGAATTAAAAGTACACATAGCTGATAAACAAGGTTTACAAAACGCAAGAACGGACAGAGATGAAAGCTCTGTTCCTATATTGTTACCTTTAAACGCTTTTAAAACAGCTAACGCAGGCACCAGCGTAATCACTGTTACCGAACCAGAACACGGCAGAGCTAGCGCTGATACAGTTAGATTTTATGGTGCTTCTAGTTTTGATGGCATAACAGATACAAATCTTACAAGATCTGCTGGGTATACAATTACTAAGGTAGATGATAATAGTTATACATTCACAGTTGTTACAGACACTGCAACAATTGGCAATTTAAGAGGAGGAGGAGGTCAAGCATTTGCTGGGCCTACAAGTATTACACCATGACAACTTATTCTGAATTAGTAACACAAATTAAAGATTATACAGAAACAGATAGTAATGTTTTAACTACTATTATTATTAATGATTTTATAGAGCATGCAGAATCAAAGATATTTAGACAGATAGATCTTGATGTATTTAGAAAATATAGAACCGCCTCTTTAACATCAGGAGACGCTTTTGTGGCTATGCCTGGAAATACGCCCTTTAGTTTTAGCTATATTCGATCTGTCAATATATTTAGTCCATCAGGATCTTTGGGTGGTTTAACTGACAATGCTAGGGTTTTTTTAGAAAAAAGAGATCAAAGTTTTATTAACGAATACAATGCAAATAGGACTTCAACTGCAGTTCCTAAGTATTATGCAAACTGGGACAATGACACAATAATTCTTGCTCCAACGCCGAATGCGGCATATACTATAGAACTTGCGTATATTGCGCAGGAAACAGGATTATCGTCTAGTAATACAACAACGTGGGTAAGCACAAATGCACCACAATTACTACTTTATGCCTGCCTTGTTGAAGCTTTTAAGTTTCTTAAAAACCCTGAAATGGTCGGCATGTATTCTCAATCATATCAGGAAATATTAACACCTTTAGCTGCTGAACAAATAGGACGCAGAAGAAGAGAAGAGTATAAGGATGGCGTTGTTAGAATACCAATTCCATCTGGTAACCCATAAGGAGAAAATAAATGGCAAACGTAATATCAAATGTTTTTAAAGAAGAGTTGCTGAAAGGGAATCATGACTTTGATGGTGGTGCCACTTATAAGTTGGCTCTATTCACATCGTCAAAGACTGTGTCTGCTTCTGATCCAACTGCTTTCAATACAACTAATGAAGTTTCTGCTTCAGGCACAAACTACACATCAGGTGGTGCAACTTTAGCAAACCCATCTGTAACAGGTGGATCAAGTGCATCAACAGCATTTGTTGATTTTGATGATACATCTTTTACAAGCGCTACTTTCACAGCACGATATGCACAGATTTATAGATCTGATGGTAGTGCACCAACAAACAATTCGGTTTTAGTTTTAGATTTTGGTGGAGACTTTACAGCAACATCCGGTACATTTACTATTCAGTTTCCATCAGCAGGAACAAGTACAGCGGTATTAAGATTAGCGTAGAGAGGTTAAATGGCATTTTTAG